TGGGTGCAAACTTGCGGGTTTTCGCTAAAAAATGACCCTTTTTCTGATAGGTTAGCAAATTGCGCTGGACATATATGATATCAGAAATTGATATCTTTTTTGGAAAAATGATCTGAATTATTTGGGTGGGGTGTATGGAAACTACAGCAGAATTTGAAAATAGGGTTGGTGGAACCAAAGAAAAAAAAGATAGAAAAAAACCAGGCCCAAAACCTTCAGCAAATTGGATGGGTCTGAACCAGTACGGAAGGCACAGGGGAACCACCCTTTCCAATGTTCAAGACGCATTGCAGAAAGGACACATCAAGGGGCACCTGAAAGGCAACCGGAGAATGATCAATCAGGAAGAAGCTGATGCAGACTGGTTAAAAAATAGGGATGTGAGAAAAGCTAACAATGTTAGAATCAAACCAGATCAGCAGGGTACATCACCAGACCAGTATGGTGCTGAATCGGATTCTTTGAATTCTGCAAGGGCAAAACGGGAGTCGGTTCAGGCTGAAATAAAAAAACTTGAACTTGAAGAGAAAAAAGGAAGCTTGATTGATGCAGCAATGGTTGAAAGGGAAGCCTTTGCAGCAGCAAGAAAAATTAGGGACAGGATGCTGCTGATTCCAGACAGGCTTTGTTCTGAAGTTGCAGCTGAATCAGACCCATTGAAAATTAAAATATTGCTTCAAAGGGAAATTCAACAGGCACTGGAAGAACTTTCTGGGTGGGAAGGGACTGAAGATGACAAAGACAATGGTTGAACATTTCAAAAAATATAAATATTGGACATTGGTTGGCAGTGATGAAGCAAGCGGAAAGACTTTCAGTCCTATGCGTTTTCTATTCTATTCTGAAATGAACAGGTCTGCATGGTTTTTTTCACTGGAACATAAATCAGTAATTGAAGTTAAAAAAGATTTGTTTGGTGATCTGTTGCCAAACTTGGTTCCTAATTGTTTGCAGGTGGTGTGAGTAGTGCAGGAAAATAATCCATTCATAAAGGGATATCAATCAGGGATTAAACCTGACCCCATTCTGACTGTCTCCCAGTGGGCTGACAAGCACAGGGTTCTATCGTCGAAGGCTTCAGCAGAAGCAGGACAATGGAGAACTGACAGAACACCTTATCTGAAAGAAATCATGGACTGTCTTTCAGACAATTCCCCATATTCAGAAGTAGTTTTCATGAAGGGAAGTCAGGTTGGTGCTACAGAGGTGGGAAATAATTTGATGGGTTATGTCATTGATGCTTGTCCAGGCCCGATGCTCTATGTTATGCCCACTGTTGACACTGCAAGGAAGAACAGCAGACAGCGCATCACACCACTGATCAATGAAAGTCCCAGATTATTTGCGAAGGTGAAGGAACATAAGACAAAAGAAACAGCAGACACTGCTTTCATGAAAGATTTCCCAGGTGGAACCCTAGTCATCACTGGTGCAAACAGTGCAAGTGGTCTGTGTTCACTACCTATCAGGGTAGTTTTCATGGATGAAATTGAAAGATATCCACAGGATGTTGACGGTGAAGGGTGCCCAATTGCACTTGCTGAGAAAAGAACTTCAACTTTTCCAAGGAAAAAAATCTTCAAGTGTTCTACACCTACCATTGAAGGCACTTCCAGAATTGCAAAATCATACAAGCAATCAGATCAAAGGAAATATTATGTCCCTTGTCCACATTGTGGGGGGATGCAGACTATTGAATGGAAAAGGATTGTCTGGGAAAAATATGAAGATGGTTCACCAATGCTTAGTACAGTTAGGTTTCAATGTCTGCACTGTGATGAACTTATTGCAGAGCATCACAAAACTGAAATGCTTGCTGCTGGTGAATGGCGGGCAGAAAATCCTGATGTTAAAAATAAAAAGCTTGCGGGGTTTCATTTGTCTGCTTTGTATTCTCCATTAGGCTGGTTTTCATGGGAAGAAGCAGCACAGGACTGGTGGGATGCACAGGATAAAACAGCAGAATTGAAAGGGTTCATCAATACGGTGCTTGGTGAGACTTGGAAGGAATCAGGGGATGCACCTGACTGGAAAAATCTTTATAGAAGAAGAGAATCCTACCCTATGAACACACTTCCACAGGGTGTCCTATTTGTCACAGCAGGTGTTGATGTTCAGAAAGACAGGCTGGAATGTGAAATTGTAGGCTGGGGAAGGGACAAGGTCACATGGTCTGTTGATTATAGGGTGATGTATGGTGATACATCATCACCTGAAGTCTGGAAGGAACTGGAAGCAGTTCTTCATGAATCATGGGAACATGAATCAGGTGTCAGTCTTCCACTTCGCATGATGTGTGTTGACAGTGGATATAACACAGTAAATGTTTATTCATGGGTCAGGGGGTTTCCTTTCAATAGGGTTGCAGCAATCAAGGGAAGTGACAGCTTGATGTCTGTGATAAGTACACCAAAGAAGACTGATTTCACTAGCAGGGGAAAGGCTTCAAAATTTGGGTTGAAAGTCTGGGGTGTGGGTGTTAGCTTGGTCAAGTCTGAATTATATGGGTTTTTAAGACTTGCTGAAGGCTTGGAATCAGACCCTGACAAATTTGGATTTTGTCACTTCCCAATGTATGGGGAAGATTTTTTTCTTCAGTTGACTTCTGAAGAACTTGTGACAACTAAAAATAAAAAGGGTTTTGATGTTAAGGAATGGATTAAAATTCAAAGCAGTAGAAGGAATGAAGTTCTTGATTGTAGGGTGTATGCAAGAGCAGCAGCAGAAATGGTTGGTATCTCAAGATTCAAAGAACCCAATTGGAAACAGCTTGAAGAACAACTTGGAACATTGCAACCTGTTGGAGATAAGGAAACAGCAGCACCGAAAAAGCAGATTAAAGGACAGACTACAGTGACCAGACGAAAATCAACTTTTTTATAATTTTTATTTTGGGGGAAATATGGCTTGGACAGCAAAACAACTTGAAGCACTGGAAGCTGCAATTGCTGAAGGTGCATTGATTGTCCAGTACAGTGACAAAAAAATTGAATACAGATCATTGGAACAGATGCAAAGCATCAGGGATATGATGCGTAAAGACCTTGGACTGGTTCCAAAGACTGCAAGACTTCATGCAAGTTTTTCAAAGGGGCTTTAATAATGGAAAAACAGAAGATTATCAGAACATCATTGTTGGATGATTTCATTGGAATATTTTCACCAGCAGAAAAAACACGCAGGTTCCAACATAAAGTTTATCTTGACATGATGTCACATAGGCTTGCTAGCAGGAAATATGAAGGTGCTTCAAGAGGTAGAAGGACTGAAGGCTGGGTGACAGCAGGGACTTCTGCAAATGTTGAGATAAAAGCAAGTATTAAAATTCTAAGGGAAAGAAGCAGGGATTTAGTCAGAAACAATCCTTATGCAACTAGAGCAATTGAAGTTCTTGCTTCTAATGTAGTGGGCAGCGGGATAATGACACAGGTGAAGTCCACCAGCAAAGGCAATCTTTCAAGGGTCACAGACTTGTGGGGGATGTGGACTGAAGATGGTTTGTGTGATGCTGATGGTGTTCATGATTTTATGGGGCTTCAAAGGCTTGTCATCAGAACAATTGCTGAATCAGGCGGTGCCCTTGTCAGGCGTATAAGGACAAACAATCTGTTGGTTCCTTTCAAGGTGCAGGTATTGGAACCTGACTTTCTTGATTCAAGATTGTCTGTTGACTCATCCACAAAAAATCCGATTATCATGGGGATTGAATTTGACAAAGACACAGGCGTAAAAGTTGCCTATCATATTTTTGAGCAGCACCCAGGGGGGACTGGTGGTGGTATTTTCACAACTGGTTCTTTCAGATCAAACAGAATTCCTGCTGAAGATATCCTTCACATTTACAGAATGGACAGACCTTCACAGGTGATGGGTGTTCCTTGGTTGGCACCTGCTATTATTAGACTAAGGGACTTTGATGAATATGAGGATGCACAGCTTGTCAGACAAAAAATTGCTGCTTGCTATTCTGTTTTTATCAGGGACATGGAACTGAATGACCTTTCTACTGAAACCAAAAAAATTGAAATGGGTGAAAAGGTTGAACCAGGAATGATTGAATTTCTTCCACCAGGAAAGTCTGTGGAATTTGGAAAACCACCTGAAGTGGAAGGCTATGCTGAATACACCACAAAACTTCTTCAAGGGATTTCTATTGGTGTAGGTGTTCCCTATTCTTCGATGACTGGGGACTATTCACAGGTAAATTTTTCCAGTGGTAGAATGTCACATATTGAATTTGGAAAAAGCATTGTGCAATGGCAGTGGATGATGATGATTCCTTCTTTCATTAAACCAGTTTTTAATTGGTTCCTTGAAGGAATTGAACTTGCTGGGGCAAATGTCAGGGGTGTCAGTTCTGTTCATACAACACCTAGAAGGGAAATGGTTGACCCAACCAAAGAAATTCCAGCAATCATGAAGGCGATCAGATCAGGCTTGATTTCCCTTCCTGAAGCTGTCAGGTCATTTGGTTTTGACTTCACACACCAACTGAAGGAAATTGCTGACTCTAATGCCGAATTAGATAAGTTAGGTATAATACTAGACATTGACCCCAGAAAAGTGTCTCAGGTAGGGCTATTTCAATCAGAACCAGAAAAGTCTGAAGAATCTGAAAATGATGCTTGAATTTGATTTGTTCTGGTGTTACTTGTTTAAGAGTCCAAACAAAGGGGAAATATTTTGAAAGCAAAAATTTGCAACTTATCAAGAAAGGCTTCCTTTGAATCGAAGTCATATAATTCTGAAACCCGTGAAATTGACATGGTCTTCAGTACGGGTGCAAAGGTTTTAAGAGTTCCTTGGTTTGATGAACCATTCATTGAAGAACTTTCACTTGACCCAAAACATGTCAGACTGAAAAGATTTCAGAATGGTGCCCCAATTCTAGCAATGCACAGCCGGGGAGGTCGTTCAGGTATTGAAGCCTTGAAAGATCAGGTTGGTGTGATCAGGTCTGCTGAAACTGATGGAAAAAAAGGAACTGCAAAGGGGCAATTTTCTGCAAGGGAAGACCTTCAGTGGTTGAGGGATGATGTCAGGGATGGAATAATTCAGCATACTTCTGTTGGGTACAGGGTTCATAAGTTTGAAGAAATAGCACCGAAAAAAGAAGGTGGTCTAAGGACTTTACGTGCTGTTGATTGGGAACCCTTTGAAAATTCCATAGTGACTATGGGTGCAGATGATAAATCAATGGTTAGAAATGAAACAAGTAATTTGGAATATGAATGTGAAATAATTACAAGGGGGAATGTCACAATGCCGGAAAATAAAGCAATCAAAGCCGAAAGAGAAAGAGTTCTTGTCATCAATGATCTTTCCAAGTCTGGAAAAATTACTGTTGAAAGGGCTTCTGAAATGATAACAGCAGGGACAACTGTTGATGAAGTAAGGAAAGAAGCAGCAAAACCTGCTCCTGAACCTACTCCTGAACCTACTCCTGAACCTGTTCAGGACGCAGCAAGGACAGCAGAACCTGTTCCTGAACCTGCAAAGGAACCTGTTCAGGGTTCTGAACTTGTGGCTGAAAGGGAACGTGTTCTTGTCATCAATGATCTTTCCAGACTTGGGAAAATCACGGGTGCAAGGGCTTCTGAAATGATAACAGCAGGGACACCTGTTGATGAAGCAAGGAAGGAAGCAATTGAAAATGATGCTTCTGAAGATGCTAAAACCAGAACTTCAAATTTTGCAGGGGGTGCTGTGGTGAAAGATCAGACAACCAGGAAACAGGGAATTGAAAATTCACTTCTTCACAGGGTGAATTCCTCCTTCTACAAACTTGAAGACATCGGCAAGGAATACCGTGGAATGACCATGATGGAAATTGCAAGGGAATGTTTGGAAGTTGCGGGTCAAAGAACCCGTGGACTTGGTAGGATGGAAATTGCATCTAGGGCAATGAACAGTTCCAGTGATTTTCCAATAATTCTTGCTGATGTTGCAAACAAAACCTTGCGTGATGCTTATGCTGCTGTGATGCAGACATTTGAAACTTTTGTCAGAAGGGTGTCCCTGAATGATTTCAAACCTGTCAACAGGGTTCAGTTGGGCGCATTGTCAGAACTTGAACAGGTCAAAGAACATGGGGAATACAAATATTCTACCCTGTCTGAAGCAAAGGAATTTTATGCCCTTGGTACATATGGCAAAATCATTGCCTTCACCAGAAAGATGCTGGTCAATGATGACCTTCAGGCTTTCAGTCGAGTGGTGGAACTTTTTGGGCGTCGTGTACGTGATCTTGAATCAACACTGGTCTATAACATTATCACTGGAAACCCAGTGATGGGTGATGGAAAAACACTTTTCCATGCAGACCATGGTAACCTTGCAGCTGCGGGTTCAATTCTTTCTATTGATTCCATCAGCAAAGCAAGACTTGCTATGCAGACACAAACAGGGATTGATGATGAAGAGGTTCAGTTGGAAATGATGTCCTTGCTTGTACCTGCAACACTTCGAACTAAGGCGCAGCAGCTGACTTCCCAAATCAGTCCGGTTGTTTCCGGTGAAGTCAATCCTTTTGTTGGACAGGGTGTCCTTTCTGAAGCAAGACTTGACAAAGATTCAGCACTGTCTTGGTACGGTGTCGCATCACCTGCACAGATTGACACAATTGAACTTGCAGGGCTTGTGGGTGAAGAAGCACCTGTCATTGAAACCAGAGAAAGCTTTGATGTTGACGGTCTGAAGATCAAGTGCAGAGTTGACAGGGCAGCAAAGGCCATCGACTGGAGAGGATTCTATAAGAACCCAGGCGCATGATCTGAGTAATTGAGAATTGAAAGTTGCAAGTTGAAATAACCTTTGAAGGGGGAATTGGAAAATGAAAAATTTTATACAGAAGGGTACCAGTCTTGAATATCCAAATGCAGGGGGTGCCATTGCTTCAGGTGATGCAATCGACCTTGGAACTTCGCTGGTTGTTGCAACCACTGACATTGCTTCAGGTGACACTGGGTCTGTTTTGACTGAAGGTGTTGTTGAACTTCCAAAGAACAACACTGAAGCATTTGCATTTGGTGAAAAGCTTTATTGGAATGCAGGACAGCTTTCGACCACAGACGCAGGGTCTGACACTGTTGCAGGATTTGCTTCAGAAGATGCCCTTGCTGCTGCTACTGTTGGAAGAGTCAAGCTTTCCCCGCAGTTCTAAAAAATGAGTTTCAAAAATAAAGTTCAAAATTTACTTGGAACAGTTATCCCCACCTTGGGTGAAAAAGTGCAGTACAGACCCAAGGCTGGGGGTTCTATTATCATTAACGCTGTTTTTGATAATGAGTATGAATCAGTGGACCCTGAGACTGAACAACTTGTTTCTTCGAATATCCCCAGAATAGGAATCAGGCTTTCTGATCTTTCCTCACCACCAGAAAAAGGGGATAAGCTTGTGACTGAAGATGGTCAAACATACAAAGTGACTGACCCTAGGGAAGATGGACAAGGTGGGGCAACTTTGTATTTGCATAAAGTGAAAAAATGAAACATGAAAGACAACAGATCAGGGAATATGTTCAGGAGAGGTTAAAAACCAGAACTGAAGCTGGGGACAAGGTTTTGATGAATGCTTCAGAAGACTTCGACCAGGACAACCTTCCTGAAATTAGGATTTATTGTCTTTCTGAAGGCAGTGAAAAGCAGAGTGATTCACCCAGGACATTGAAAAAAAGTCTGAATGTTCTGATTGAAGTGACTGTCACCGGAGAAGACCAGACTGAATGTCAGGATAATTTAGACGCATTGTGCAAACAAGTTGAAGATACACTTTCCATTGATGCTTATTGGGGTGACCTTGTCAGTGATCAATGGCTTGCTGCAACTGATTTGACTTATGAAGGTGGTGGGTCTGCCCCAATAGGTGCTGCAAAGATTCTTTACACAGCACAATATTTGACTGATTCACCTAGGGACTTGGAACAGGAACCATCAGCAACTGATTTTGATGGGTTTGACAATAAATGGCAGATTGGGCACCATGGGAAGTCTCCTGTTGATTCTCCTGAATCGGGTGGTGAAACAATTGATGCAGAAGATTCCATTGATATTTCATGATTGATGTATTATACATATTGAAGGGGGTTTGAAATGTTGCGAATCAAGATAACACCAAAGGCAGGTAAAAGGGTCAGGAATCCATTTCAGGGTGGTTTTTTTATTCCTGATGCTGGGATTGAAGTTCCTTTCAATGCTTATTGGTATAGAAGGAAATCTGAAGGTGTTCTTGACATTGTTGAACTTGGGGAATCGGATGACAAACCCAAATCAACACCTGAAGAACTTCCTGCTGAAGAACTTTCTGTTCCCAGGACTAAGAAAAGAAAAGGAAAACTGAAAGAATAATTTTAACAATTTGAATGATATTTTCATGGGGGTTTGAAGTGAGCAAAATTAAAGTTATACCAAAATCAGGTCAAGAAGTTATGAATCCATTTCAGGACGGTTCTTCTGTTCCTGAAGACGGTCTTGAGGTTCCATATAATTCCTATTGGTACAGAAAAAAATCTGAGGGTGTTCTTGATATCATTATCCTTGGAAAACCAGACGCTGATTCAGACACTGATTCAGACACTGATTCAGACACTGATTCAGACACTGATTCAGACACTGATTCAGACACTGATTCAGACACTGATTCAGGGTCAACCGGAGAATAATTTTAACGGGTGTTGAAAAATAATTCGAATAATATTTTCATGGGGGTGTAAAAATGAGTGGAATCAGTTTTAATAGTGTCCCAAATACTTTGGTGCCTTTTACTTACACAGAATTTGACAATTCCAAGGCTGAACAGGGAAGTGCTGTGAAAGCATATACCATTCTTGCAATGGGTCAGAAGGTTGCGTCTGGAAGTAAGGCAGAACTTGAAATGGCAACTATCACAAGTGAAAGTCAAGCAAAGACTTTGTTTGGTGAAGGTTCTATGCTTCATTTGATGTGTCGGAAATATCTTCAGGGGAACAAGGTCACAACTTTGAAGGCAATTGCAATTGATGACCTGCTTGCTGGTGTGCTTGCAACAGGAAATGTTCTTTTTGCTGGGGCACCCACTGCTGATGGAATTCTTTATTTCTATATCGGTGGTGAGGTTGTGAATGTTTCTGTCTCTTCAGGGGATGCACCTTCAGCGATTGCAACAGCACTGGTTGCAGCAATCACAGCTGCTTCTGATCTTCCAATTTCTGCTGCTGTTAATGGCGGTACTGCTGAACAGGTAGATTTCACAGCACTGAACAAAGGTGAAGAAGGAAATTCAATTGATCTTAGGTTCAATTACAATGAGAATGAAGAACTTCCAACAGGTCTGACTGAAACCATAACACCAATGGCAAGTGGTGCAGGAAATCCTGACATTGCAGACATCATTGCTGTTCTTCCTGAAGATCAGTTTGACCTGTATATAAACCCGTGGCTTGATGCTGCAAACTTGACAAAACTTGAATCTGAATTAGGTGACAGATTTGCAGCAATCAGACAGAATGATGGGTATGCAATCGGCGCAAAGCAGGACAGCTTTTCAAATATGGGGACTTTGGGAGACAGCAGAAACAGCAAATTCACTTTGATCATGCCTTCAAAGGGTCCATCAATGCCTTATGAGTGGGCAGCAGCAACAGTTGCAGCAGCTGCAAAGGCTGGGGAACTTGACCAGGCCCGACCCTTCCAGACTCTGGAACTGGTTGGAATCAAGGAACCTGTTTCTTCTGACAAATATTCATGGATTGAAAGAGATATTTTTCTGAAGACAAATGGGATTGCAACTTGGACAAGTGACAGTTCTAAAGTTAGAATTGAAGCTTTGATTTCCACATACAAGCGAAATGACGCAGCAGCTGATGATACCTCTTACAAGTATCTGAACACAATGTTGACTCTGTCTTTTCTAAGGTGGGATTGGAACAACACCATGAAAAGAAAATTCCCCAGACATAAGCTGGTAGGGGACAGTGTGAAACCTGCATTTGGGCAGTCGGTGATCACACCTTCAATCGGAAAAGCAGAAGCAATTGCAAAATTTAGGGAATGGGAAGAAGCAGTTCTGGTTGAAAATGTTGACCAGTTCATACGTGATTTAGTTGTTATCCGGTCAACTACAAATGCGAACAGGCTTGATTTTCTTCTACCTCCGGACCTTGCGAATCAGTTAAGGGTTGTTGGAACCCAGATTGGGTTCTTGCTTTAATATCTGCATGGATGTATTTTCGCCCATTGGATGGGCGTACTTTTTCTAAAAGAATTGAACTTTGACAGGGGGAAAATATGGCTTCAAAAAGAGTGGGTGGAACAATTTCTTTCACGGTTGACGGTGAACTATTTCAAGCAAAGGGAAGCTTCACACTGGTACATGGAAAGGTGAAGCGTGAAGTTGTTGTTGGGCATGATAGGGTTCATGGGTTCAAGGAACTACCAATGGCACCGAAAATTGAAGGAACCATCACCGATGATAAGGGGCTTGATTGGGATGCATTGATTGCAACAGATGATGCAACAATCAGAGTTCAACAGGCAAACGGCAAAATTTTCCTTCTAAGAAATGGATTCTGGACAGGGGAAAATGAGAAGACAACAGAAGAAGGTGAAATTCCAGTTTCATTTCATGGAATGGATTCAGACGAGGTATAATATTCACCAGGAAGCTAGTTTTTAATTTTACTTGGAAAGGCAGGAAGTATCATGGAAAAGGAAGTTGCAGCAGAAGGCACCACAGAAAAGAAATCTGAAAGGTCAATGGAGATAAAAAAGAATGGTGATGGAAGCATGACTGTTCCTCTTTATTACCCAATTCAAGACCTTGAAAAAAATGTGGTTGAATCAATCACAATGAAAAGGGTCAAAGTCAAGCACCTGAAGGGTGTTGGTGAAGGTTTCGATATCCAAATGTTACTGTACATCGCTGGAAAAGTTTCAGGGTATGAAGAAAAGGTCATGGATGAAGTTGACGGTGCAGATGCCCTTAGAATTTCAAAGGTGGTGGGTGATTTTTTGGAAAGTATCCCAGGAATTGGAAACAAGCAATAGGAAGTATTGCTGGTGTTTTTCATTTTCCCCCTGCTGTTCTGTATGAATTGGATGATATTGAACTAATTTTCTGGTTGGATAGGGCTGAAGAATTCACCAACAACCAGTGAAGGGTGACAATGGGGAACACCACCACAATTCATTTCAAAGCTTTAGACGGTGTCAGTAGTATTGTCAGGAAGATTTCTGGGAATTTTCCTAAGCTGAACAGGAACGTCAAGAAAACTGCAAACAATTTCAAAATACTTCAGAAACAAACAAGGTCATTCAGAAGGTCAATGAAGTCTGCTGGTGCATCCATGAAGTCTGTGGGGACACAGATGACAATCGGACTGACTGCACCCATTGGGCTATTTGCAGCAGCAACAATCAAGGCAGGTGCTTCATTTGAAGCAGCAATGATTGATGTTGGTGCAAAGACTTCAGCAACCACAGAAGAATTCAAGAAAATGTCTGATGAAGCAAAAAGGCTGGGGATAACCACCCAGTTTTCAGCATCAGAGGCAGCAGAAGCAGAGACTTTTCTTGCACAGGCTGGTTTCAATGTTAAGCAAATAATGGAAAGTTTGGAACCTACTCTTCAACTTGCAGCAGCTGCAAACATGGACTTGGGAAGGTCTGCTGATATTGTTTCCAATGTCCTGAAGGGATACGGAAAGGAGACTTCGGAACTTGCAGCGGTGAATGATATTCTTGTAAGGGGTATTAATTCAGCAAACTTTAATCTTGAAGAACTTTCCGAGTCTTTGAAGGTTGCGGGTCCAATGGGCGCATCCATGAATATTGAGTTCAAAGAAATGGTTGCTATTCTCGGAGAAATGGCAAATGCAGGTTTTAAGAGTGGTGAGGCGGGAACAGCTTTAAGAAATAGTATTTCTTCATTACTCCTTCCATCAGGACAGGCAAAGGAAGCATTGTCAAGGCTGAAAATAAAAAAATCAGATATTGTCAACAGTGCTGGAAAAATAACTTCATTCAAAAAAGTTCTTGACCTGCTTCAGAAGTCAGGTGCATCAGCTGCTGATATGGTTCAAATTTTTGGAAAAAGGATGGGTCCAAAACTTCTACCATTTCTGAAAGATGGTGTGAAAGGAATCACAGAACTTCAGAAAGCATTGGGTGGAACCAATAAAGATGGAAGAAGTGTTGCTGGTGCAGCAGAAATTGCAGGGAAGAAAATGTCAGGGGCACAGGGTGGAATAAAATCCATGAAGTCTGCATTTGAGGGGCTAAAACTTGCAATCGGTGATAGCGGGGTTCTGAAGGGATTCACAAAACTTGTCAATAAAGTTGCGGGGTTCACAAGAGGTCTTGCAAAGACAAACCCATTCATTTTGAAGATGGGTTTCATATTTGGGTTGGTGCTTGCTGTAATTGGACCACTTGTGACAATCATCGGTGTTGTGATTGCAATGCTTCCTGCACTTTCGGCGGGTTTTGCGCTGCTGTCTGCTGCATCACTTCCGATCACAGGAACAATTCTTGCTATAGTCGCAGCAGTTGCAGCTTTGATTGCTATTGGTTTTTTAGTCATAAAGCACTGGACAACCATCAAAAATTTCTTCATTAAAATGTGGAACACACCACTTGTTAGACTTGCACTTTTCCTGACTGGGATTGGTGGAATTATTCTGGTTGTTCAGAAGATCATGAAACACTGGGAACCTATAAAACAGTTTTTCAAGGACATATTTGATTTCATCAGTGATGATGTGGAAAGGTTCACTAATGATGTTCAATATTTGATTGACCTTGTAAAGAATAGTTTTCTGGGTAAAGGTTTTGATTTTGTCAATGAAAAACTGAAAGACATAGCACCTGATTTCCTTTTTGAAAAAGTTGGTGGGGAAGACTCATCCAAAGTGAACCAGATTCAAAAGAATATTCAAGAGAGAAGGGAAACTTCAACCACTGATGTCAATGTCAATTTTGCAAATACACCAAAGGGGACCAGGGCTGATGTATGGGGACCAGCTGTCAAGAATGTGAACATGGGCTTTTCAGGTTTAGGGGCATTATAAATGGGATGGATAGACAATTTAGTTCCTGCAAGTTTCAGGGAAGTTCCCTTTGAAGTGGACAGTTCTGAATTCACCACTGGAAGAAGGGTTGCAAACCATCAGTTTCCTGACAGGAAATTTCCTTATGCTGAAGACACTGGGAAGCTTTCTGATGGTTACAATTTGGAAGCCTTTGTTCTGGGTGATGACTACATGCAGAAAAGGGATGCACTGATTGAAGCATTTCAAACTGAAGGTTCTGGAAAACTCATACATCCTTTTTACGGTGAAAAGTTGGTTCAGTGTGGACCTGTTTCAGTTAAGGAAACACTTTCTAAGGATGGGAGAATTGCAAAGTTCACCCTGACTTTCTTTGAAGCTGGGGACAACAGATTTCCATCTTCACAGGAAGATAAAGAATCCACACTTATTGCTTTCACTGCTGAAAGTTTTGTTCAAGCAAAGGCAGATTTTGTGGAAAAATTCAGTGTTGCACAGTTACCAGGCTTTGCAGTTGAGTCAGCAAGATTGTCTGTCAGTGATGCGCTTGATGCATTTGATGATGCAACTAAAGACATTGTGACACTTGCTGATGAAGCAGCGGAACTTGCTTTTTCACTTAGAAGTCTTAAATCTGAAATAACCGAGTTAATGAATGCACCCAGCAAACTTGCTGACAGGTTGATGGATTCACTTGGACTGTTGACAAGTGTTTCATTCTCTTCAGGGGAAGCAGTCAAGGCTTTCCAGTCTGTTATGGTGTTTGTTCCACCTAGTTTTTCCCCTGTTTCAGTTGTGACACCTACTAGAACACAGGAAGCACAGAACATTAGTGCTGTTGAAAAGCTGGTTCAGCGGGGTGCAATATTAAACGGGTGCGAGCAGTCCATTGATGCTGAATATACAAGCAGCAATGAAGCTGTTGAAGTTAGGGAATCATTTACAGACCAGCTGGACATTCAACTGACAGACACAGGAAATGATTTGATTTTTCAAGTTCTTCAGGATGTTAAAGCAGCAATGGTGAGATCTGTCCCTGACCCTGATTTAGATTTAGCAGGTATTCAGACAGTCACTACAGAAGGAAATATTTCTTCCATAGTCCTTGCGTATGATCTTTTTGAAAGTCTTGATGGTGAACAGGACTTGATTGACAGGAATTCAATCAAGCACCCAGGATTTATTCCTGCAAACACCAGTCTGGAAGTGGTTGATGTCTAAGGGTACCAGAATAAAACAGGCTGGAAAACCTGTGGATGACCCAGTGACAATGTTCCTTAATGGTAGGACTTATAGTGGGTGGGAAAATCTTTCAATTGATAAAAGTCTGACAGCACTTTCAGGTGCTTTTCAAATGTCCTTGGTTGATAGGTGGAAGCCTGACCAGAAACCTTGGATTGTCAAACCAGGACAAGAAATACACATTCATTTCGGAAAAGATCAAATAATGACAGGGTTCATTGATTCTCTTGACGCTGCAAGTAGTGCAGGGAGCAGGACAATTGCTATTTCTGGGAGGGACAGAACAGGTGACCTTGTAGATTGTTCAATCATTAGTGCTACAGGTGAATATAAAAATTTGAGTCTGGAACAGCTTGCAGTGGAGTTTGTCAAACCCTTCTTTAATGGAAGGTTGAAGGTTTTCAATTATTCGGGTGACACTGAGAAATTTTCAACATTTGCTGTCAAGCAGGGGGAAACAGTTTTTGAAGCTTTGGGGCGTGGTGCAAAACTTAGGGGTGTATTGATCACAACTGATGGTTTTGGGAATTTGATTATACTTAAAAAGGGTCAAACAACTGCTTCAAGTGACCTTGTTAGTGGTGAAAATATCAAGTCAAGTTCTGCATCTTATGATTTCACAGAAAGGTTCAGCAAATATATTGTTAAAGGTCAGAGCAAAGGAAGTGAAAGTTTCAATAGCGAATCTGCAACAGCTATAAAAGCTGAATCAACTGATGAAGGAATTTCCAGATACCGTCCCACAATAATAATCGGTGAAGGTGGGATGACACAAGCAAGTGCCCAAAAAAGGGCTAATTGGGAAGCAACCTTCAGAGCAGCTGAAGCAGTTAAGGCTTCTGTCACTGTGCAGGGTTGGAGACAGGGAAATGGTTCATTATGGCAATTGAATCAGTTGATAAGGGTTACTGATGGAAATATTGGATTGAAAAGACAGAAGATGCTTGTGGAATCTTTGAATTTTTCCAAATCCGCAGGTGGGACTTTAACAACATTTGGACTTGTCAGACCTGATGCATTTGATTTGCAGAAGAATCTGAAGAAGGAAAAAGATCCTACAAATGACATGGGGTGGTAGGTGAATTTAATTCACACAATTCAGAAAGTTGTGGAACCTTTGAAAAGAAGGATTCTTCTGTCAATTTCACGGGCAGTGGTGAAGTCTGTCACTGATTCAGGTGGGATGCAGGTTGTCAAGCTTTCTTTAATGGCTGATGAAGTTAAAGATGGTGTTGAAAGATTTCAAAGATATGGGTTCACTTCAAATCCCCCTGCTGGAAGTGAAGCAGTGGTTGTTTTTGTCTCCGGTGACAGGGAACATGGTGTTGTAGTTGCTGAAAATCACAGGGCTTCAAGGAAAAAGGGTCTTGCTGAAGGGGAATCAGCCCTTTACAACAGTGAGGGAAGCTTTATCCACTTGAAAAATGGTGGAAAAGTGATTATATCTAATGGTACAGAAGAACTGGTATCAATACTGTCAGATTTGGTGCAGGGGGTATTGGACGCAAGAACTAACACACTGAATGGACCACAACCACTGCTTCCAGCTGGACCATTTACCACAGCGAAGTCAAAACTTGATTCAATGAAAGGTTGACCGAATGGCTTTGAATGACGCATCAGCTGCTGCAACAGCTGCTGCAATAAAGACTGCAATGGAATCTGAAGACCCTGATGATATTCTTGCTTTGTGGACTGCAATTGTGAAGGAAATTCAGGACAATTTGAAAAACAATGGTTCTGCTGGTGGTGACCCGATAGTGTAAAGGACTTAGGATGAACGATGCTGCAATAATACAGGGTGAAGGATTCATGGACTTGTCACTGCTTAATGGTGATATTGTTGGTGAAGAAGGTCTTGAAACTTCTGTGTTGATTTCAGTATTTTCTGATATGCGGGTGCCTGAAGAAGAACTTCCAGCAGAGCAGTCCAGCAGAAGGGGTTGGTGGGGTGATCTGTTTTCTGAAGCTGACCAGGACAAGCATGGTTCAAACCTTTGGACACTTGAAAGGGAAAAAAGAACTGAAAAAGTTAGGAAGTCATATGAAACAGGATTGAAGAACTGCTTGCAGTGGATGATAGAAGATGGTATTGCACAGTCTGTTTCAGTGGTTTCTTCCTACAATGACAGGGGACACCTTGTCAATGTGGTTGAAATAACCCGACCGGATGGGGGGAAGGAATCTTTTTCTTTTATTTGGGACGGTCAAGAATTGAAAAGGGGATAAAATGCCATATGAAAGACCCACATTGACACAGTTGATTTCACGGGTTGAAGGTGACTTCAGGTCTGTGTTAGGTATTGTTACAATTTTAAGAAGGTCTTTTTTGAAGGCATTTGCAAGGGCAATTGCAGGTGTTTCCCATGTTCTTCATGGTCATCTTGCTTGGATAGTGGAACAGGTTTTTCCAGACACTTCTGAACAGGCTATTTTGGAAAGACAGGCTTCTTTCAGGGGTGTGACAAGGGTTCCTGCAACATTTGCAAAATTGAATGTTGACTTTACTGGTCTTGATGGAAGACCTGTTGTTATTGGGACAGAGTTTCAAAGGTCTGATGGTGCATTATACACACTTGATGCAGAAGTGACCATTTCAGGCGGGACTGCTACTGGTATAGTGACAGCATCTTCACCAAATACCACTGAACTTGATTCAAATATGGAAACAGGTGATGAATTGATTTTCACATCACCGATTGCTGATGTGGATTCTTCATTGTTAGTTTCAAGTGTTAATTTTGAGGGTGAGATTGAAGAAGATGATGATTCGTTACGTTCCAGACTGCTTGCAAGAATTCAGAAACCCCCTGCTGGTGGTGATGTTAATGACTATATTCAATGGTGCTTGGAAGTTGCGGGTGTCACAAGGGCTTGGACATATCCACAATGGACCGGACCAGGCACAAACACTGTAGGTGTCACATTTGTGGAAGATGGGGAAATTGATATTATTCCTTCAGCACCAAAAATTGCTGAAGTTCAGGCTTATATTGAAGAACATCAAGACCCTGTCACTGGTGAGACTATTGGTGCACCTGTCACAGCAGACCCAACTGTGTTTGCACCAAATCCTATTGCACTTGATATGGAAATAAATATTGCACCTAACAACACAGCTGTTCAGGATGCAATTGAAGCATCACTGAGTGATCTTATTTTCAGGGACGCAAAACCAAAGGGTGCTTGGAAAAGTCCAACTGAAGTCTACACAGGTACAATTTTAATAAGTCGAATCAGGGAAGCTGTGTCAATTGCAGCGGGTGAAACAGACCATGCAATGGTTTCCCCCACAGCTGACTTCACACCCACCACATCAGGTGATCTTGTCAAGCTGGGGACATTTACTTGGGGTGATGTGTAAACAATGGGAACAGAGCCAAAATATAAAATTTTGCTTCAGAAGCTTCTTCCAAGGGGGAAAGCTTGGATTGCAGCACAGATTGATGGAAGCACCTTGTGGAAACTTCTTCAAGCCTGTGCATTAGAATTTGACAGGGTGGAACAAAGGGGGAAAAACTTATTTGATGAGGTTGACCCCAGGACCACTTCTGAATTATTGCCTGAGTGGGAACGTGTCACAGCACTTCCTGATGAAACAACAGGTGTTGACCCAACATTCCAACAGCGTAGAAGTCATGTGAATCAGAAGCTTACTTTGGGCGGTGGACAGGACAGATTCTTTTTTGAAAGGATTGCTGAAGCATTTGGATTTACAATTCAAGTTTCAAGTTATAAAAGATTTCAGGCAGGACGCAGTAGAGCAGGTGACCCATTAACAAATGATCTTTGGGACCATTGGTTTCTAGTTGAGGGACCAGCAACATTGATTCAGACTTTCAAAGCGGGTGAGGGAAAAGCAGGGGAACCTTTAAGGACTTTCGGAAATAATACAGTTGAATTGACAATTCTGAAATTGAAACCAGCTAATGCATCAGTCATTTTCAAATTTGAATAAAAGGGGGAAGCAATGAAAAGAATAGACGGACCAGGACATGTTGGAAATTTGTTCACAGAGGGAACACCACCTTCAGTCCCTGCAACTGATGTCAAGTCTGATTGGTTGAATGCTCTACAGGAAGAACTTGCAACATTTATTGAAAGCAGGGGAATCACACTTGATCAGACAGGTGCAAACAAGACACAGCTTAGACAGGCACTTGAAAACCTGCTTGGTTTTGGGAATCAGCTTGATTTCACTATAGCTGACAATGCTGGTGTAACTGACTTGACAGGTCTTCTGTTCAGTAAAGCAACCGTTAAAGCTGTCAGAATGTTCTTCCAAGTCAACAGGAAAACTGATGCACCTGCTGCAAGTTTGAATGAGGCAGGTGAGATTTATATATGGCATGACGCAGTCAGTGATACATGGGAAGTTTCCTTTGATTCAAAGGGAAATGATTCAGGTCTGACATTCACTATTACAGCAGCAGGACAACTGGAATATAGTTCATCAAATATGAATGGGACAGGTTATCTGGGAAAAATGCGGGTAACAGACATAAAACAGATCAAACAGGTTGCATGATTTTGAAGTCAATTGCATAATGCAATGAAGACAATTAACAGGGGGACACCATGAAGAAGTTTTTTCACATAGCTCTAGTTTTTTTAATGTCTATAGCACTAATGGGTGCAAGGGTTGCTGATGATGAATTCAAAATTGGAAAGCCAGGTTCAGCATCTGATAAGGTCATCAAGTTTGGTGACAATTTCCAGATAAAAGGTGATGAAGCATCAAGCAAGATGCAGTTTTCCAATGATGGGGGAACAAACTTTTCAAACATGGGTTCAGGTTCAGGTGGTGCAGGTGGTGTGAATCTGCTTGAAAACTTTGACTTTGAATCAGGTGTTTCTGGGTATGAGGCAACCGGAGCAGGGACACTTGCTGAAGAGACAACATCCCCTGCATTTGGTGCAAAGTCTGCAAAGTGGGACGCAGCACTGACAACTGAATATTTCCAGAACACACCAGCTGTCAGTGTCCCTGTAGGACTTCAGGGAAAAACCTGTCAGGTCAGGATGAAATATCTTTGGGCTTCAGGTGTACTGGGGGACATCAAATTTCAGGTGTATGATGGGACTGATGTTCTTGTGGAAAAGGAAATCAATCCTGTAACTGAATGGACTGAAGATTTCATGACTTTCACCTGTGCAGAAGGTGCAAGCACACTTCAGTTTAGATTAGAGTCAACAACTAATGCTGCTGAAATAACACTTGATGATCTGCATCTAGGTTCTGAGACAAATCAAATCAAAATTTCACAGTCAACACTTTATGGAAGTTTAGACTGGAATGGTGCATCATCTAGCTGTGCATGGAGCATCACGGGAAATGTTGTTGATGAGTTTCCTGTTGATAGTGATTGCAACACACCAACTGCTTCAGGCAAAGCAAATGCGCCAGGAACTAAAATTCCTGAAATTCAATTTGCATATCTTCCAGTAGGCACATACAAGGTTATGGTTTCAGGGGTAAAGCTTGAATTGTCGGGTGTTTCAACAGGTGTTGTCGGGTATGGTCATATATATGATGGTGCAACTGAAGAAGGTCATGTGACAGTCAGCAGGGATAATGTGTCTAATGTAGAAAGTAAGAACTTGCTAGTAGGAAATTTCACCTATGCTGCATCACAGTCAAATGTCAGGTTCAGATTAAGGGCTTTTACTTCTGATGGGTCAGAAACAATTTTACTTCATAATCAGTCTGGTGGGAAAGAAGACATGAAAATTCATGTTTACTACTACCCAACAGAAGGACAGGACGCTGTGTCAGTCAGTCAATCTGGTTGGCATGTAGATGCTGAAATTTCAGGGACCGGACCAGCAATGGGGACTTCTACAATTGCAAGTTATTCCCCATTGAATGCTTCAGCACTGACTTTGACACAAAGATCAGGTTCCCACACTGTGGGGATTGCTTGTCCTGATGGTGAAGCTTCTTCAGGAACTACCTGTTCAGGTAGTGAAAACTTTGGTATATCTTTCACGGTTCCAAGGGCTGGGAAATATCAAGCTTGCAGTGGTTTCACACATTCAATTGACACAACATCCACAGGTGGTGGTGATCTGACAGCGCAGTTCAAGATGGTTGAAACTGCTAATGATGACACTGACACAGAACTTCAAGATGGTGGGATGGTGCTTGCAGACAAAGCAAGGCAGAACAGCAATGCAGGTTCCTTCAATGCACAGCATGACCAGCCTTTCACACTTTGTGGGATTTTCTCTTTTTCTTCAGCTGGGGAAAAGACTATCAGGGTTTACGGGAAACAGCAGGTATCAGGCACAATGACAGCTTCTGATGTTTACATGAATCCTACATCATTCACTGTGTTCCCACTGACAAATATTCACCAGCAAACCATTCTGAAAGAGAATAATCAGGTTGTCAGTCCTGATGTTAACGGCGTCAGGATTGCTTCAGCTGAAATTACTTTTCCAGCGGGTGTCCCCACAATACAGAAACAGGATGGTTCTTGGATTTCAACAGTAGATGACAATGGGACAGGTGATGTGACAATCAATTTCACAGCAGGAACTTTTTCTTTAGCACCTATTTGTTTTCCAAAAATTGTTGAAGCTTTTTCAGGAAGCACTGTCCAAAAAATTGCAACTATACAAACTGCACCTTCAAGTTCTTCTGTTGATGTGGTCACGTATAGTCTGGACACTTCAGCATTGCATGATGCTGCTGCTGACCAGGCTTTCAATATCTTCTGTGTTGGTGCAAAATAAGGGAAACCAAATGTTCAGAACACCTTGGAAAAAATCTATTGAAAGATCACTTGGAACCCTTGAAGGAACTGTTTCAGAGGGGTTCAAGTCTATCCATTCAAAGTTGGATAATCTTCCACAGTGCAAACAGGATAAGATTGAAGAAAAAGCAGACCTGAATAGAAGGTTGATTTTCTTAATTCTGGGTGCAATTGTTATTGTCTCAGTTACATACATTGTCAAGGGTGGTGCATGATGGAAATCAAAGATTTTCCTTTCTGGTGCTGTATTGAAAAACAAGCTAGACTTTGGGGCTTTGACCCAATGCTGATTGCTGCAATAATTGTCACTGAAAGCAATGGTGAAACAAATGCTATCCGGTATGAAGATCACTGGAAGTGGTTTGTTAAGTCTGTCAGGTTCTTTGGGATGTCAAGCAAGACTGAAGAAATAGGTGAAAAAATTTCATGGGGACTGATGCAAATAATGGGTTCAGTTGCACAGGAGTTTGGATTCAATGATTATTTCCCAGTGTTGTGTGACCCTGAAATGGGGATTTATTATGGTTGCAAATATCTTGCACACCTGAAAAGGACTTATCCAAATTCCTATGATTTCATTTCAGCTTACAATCAGGGGAAACCTAGGAAAAAAGCAAATGGAAACTATAGAAATCAACACTATGTTGATAAAGTTCTGAACAACTTAAAAAGGGTTAAGGCTTCTGAATATGGCAAACACCACCAGACAGAAAACAGGACTAATCAGAAGGGTTGCATGTGAAGCTTCAGTTGAACTTGCTGATGCAGTCCGAAAGAATGGTGCTGTCCTTGTTCAAGCACTTGCAGACAGCAAGCTGAATGCCCTTGTGGTTGGGATAGTCGTAAAAAAGCACACTTCAGTTCTTTGTGACCTTCTTTGTGATGGTGTCACTGATGAAATATTTTCTGGACTTGATGCGTCAAAGAAGTATTTCTTGAGTCACACACTACCAGGAAAATTGACAACAGTTCCTGTTCCAACTGGGTCAGGATTTATTTTAATCAAGATAGGTGACCCACTGACTGACACTAGATTGATCATCAGAAGGTCACAGATCATCATCAGGAGTTGAAAAACATGGAAAAGGACAAGGGAAAAGGAAAACCAAAGGGAAGCTTGAATTCACTACCTACAGCACCCAGGATGCTGACAAAATCACAGCTTCAGGACATTTTAATCTGTGATCTGAGGGAAGAAGGGGCTTTGTTCCAAGTGGATAAACATGCTGCAATATGTCTAAGGACTAAAGATCAATTGCAGCTTGCACAGACAAGGGTTGAAATGTTAGGGTACAGGCTGAAGGAACAGCAGACATCATTGAAGCAGTCAAAATCTGTTCATGCAGTTTCATCAAAGAATGGGAGTGAGTTTAGAAAAAAACTAGGAAAATCTTTGGGGCTTGAAGAAGGCTGGGGTTATCACCCAGATTCAGGGGAAATCAAGCTTCCTGAAAAATAAAAGGGGGGAAGTGAAATGTCAAAGGAATTTTTATATGTCAATGCCGATGGTGATTATGAAAATTCACCAGGTGCCTATGAATTAACTGATTTCATAAGTGCATCAGCGGGTGCAGGGGATGCTGGGAAGCCGATAAAACTAGATGCGGGTGGGCATGTTGATGACTCCATGATCAATGATGGGGATATTTCACATGATTCCACTGCTGGAATGTCCACTTCCACAGGACACACTTTGTTTCCATTGCTTGATGGAACCCGACCTTTCACGGGTGATCAGTCGATGGGTTCAAACAAGATCACTTCCCTTTCTGATGGTTCTGACCCAAATGATGCAATAAACTTTTCACAGCTTCAGAATGCTATTTCAGGACAGTTCTGGAAAGACCCTGTCAATGCTTACAACCTTATTGGAAATGAAACTTATGCTAACTTGGAAGCAGGGGCACCTTCACATGGTGATCAGTATGTGTGTTCCAGTGCAGGAACCCTGACTGATGGTGGGCTTGCTGTGGTTGCGGGTGACCTGATAGAATACCAGTCTGGAACAGGTTGGGTGAAGCTTGAGTCAGGTGCAGGTGGGTTTGTGGCTGATGGTGTCAGGGCAATTCTTTCTGAAGGAACCATTCAGGCACCGTACACAGACACAACTGACAATGACAAAATTATTCAGTTTGATGGGACATCGCTGACAGGTGTTGACACAGGGGACGCTGTTGACAAAGCAGCTGTTCTGGTTCAGGACAGTGGGCATGTTTCCATATATGACAACCAGGGCTATGTTTATGAAGGAACAGTTCCTTCAGGGATGTGGATTCTTTGGACAGGTGCTGGAACCATTAACGCTGGGGACGGTATGTCAAAGACAGGCAACACCCTGAATGTTGGTGGTGGTGCAGGACTGACTGCAAATACTGATGATCTTTCTGTGAATGTTGATGATTCTTCCATTGAAATTTCTGCTGATTCCCTTCAAGTGAAAGCACTTGGAATCACAAACGGGATGCTTGCAGGGTCAATTGATGATTCCAAATTGAATACAATCACAGCAGCAAACAAGGTTTCAGGTTCAGCTGTTCAGTTGCTTGCTTCAGGTGGTCTGAAAGACAGCACTGGTCTTGCAATTGAACCAAATGATTTTGCGGGTGAAGGTCTTGTGGATGATGGTGCTGACAATCTAGCAATAGATTGGAGTACGGCATTCAATGACAGCAAAGCAGTCAAGGCTTCTGATCTGAATTCAGTTGTGAATGGAAAAGGTGCTTCCATCATAGGAATTGAAGACGTTGGTGGGTACACTTCAGCAACTGATGTTGAAGCAGCACTTCAGGAAATATATCAGCAGTTGGACGCTGCTGGTCTTGAAGTTTACGAAATTGACACAGGTGAAACCATTGTCAAGGGTGACATGGTTTATTTCAAATCAGCAGACAAACTTGGAAAATATCCGATTTCTTCAGGCTTTTATGCAATAGGGATTGCGATTGCTGGAGGGACAGCAGGTCAGTTCATAGGTATAGGGCACAGTGGGAATGACATCACAGGGATTCTGACTGGTGCAACAGCTGGTAAGAAACAGTTCTGGAATGGAACTGGTTGGCAGGAAACAGTCCCTGCAACTTCAGGTGCTTATGTTTGGGTTGGTTGTGTTGCTAAAAATTCAACTGATGGAAGAACACACATTGAACTTGTTAAGAAAAATGCATAATTCTGACTAAAATCAGGGTTCCCAAGTATAACCTTGGGAACCCTTTTTATTTTGCTGGTGACCCATGGCTGGAAAAAGAAAATTTTCAATGCTAGAAGATGAAGCTGGTGTTGAACAGCATCAAGCAACAGAGGCACATGTCAGGGGACTTGACACTGAATATGACAACACAGCTTCAGGATTGACAGCAACAGATATTCAAGCAGCAATTGATGAAATTGCAGCTTCTAAGCTTGAAAAAATGGTTGATCATCACAGTTTTTTCTTTGGTGATGCTGTTGGGAGAGTTATCAACCAACAGAATTATGAGGTTGTGACGGTCAACAGTGTAGACGCTGACACATTGTATCCACCAGGAAGCACGTATAATTTTGAAGTAGTTGCTAAAAGAAACACTGGTTCAGGGAATGTGTATATCAGGCTTTATGATGTTACTAATGGTGTCCAGCTTGTGGGATTGGTGTTCACAGAAACTGACCTGACAAAAAAGCAATCAACATATACAGCACCTACATCAGATATTATTGTGGAAGTTCAAGTGAAGATTGACGCTGGAACAACAGGAAAGCTTGCTTCAGCAGCTTCAATGGTGACAAAATGATTAAAGATTATTCAGTCAGGGTGTGTTGTGAATATGCTGCTGAACATTACCACAGGGTTATTCAGACAGATGTGCTTGATGATTCAGTCACATGTCCGACACATACACAGGCAACTGTCAGGGACTTTGTCATTGAAGAAATATCAAACTGTGTCCCAACAGCATCAGCAAACTTGCTGCAAATTACTTCGAATGTTGGGACTGCAATTATTGATGACACATACGATGTCACACCTGATGAAAGCTTGACAAAGTATGTGAAAATCAGTGTTGCAAGGGATGACACATCAGGTGACTTGGAAATTCTTGCATTTGAAAAGACTTCAGGGGAATACGGGAATTCACCTGCTGGAAAAACAGTTGTTCAGGAAATATCTGAATTTTATGTGGTAGCAAGTGGAACTGAATTGGTGGGGGTATAATGTCAACACAGGTCACAGAGCAGACAGCAAGACAGTGTGCAAAGGATGTGGTGGATGCTGGTGGGAAAGACTCTGTTGTTTTAAGGGCTTTAGTTCTATTGCTGATTGATGAACTGAACACTTTAAGGTCATATCACAGTCTTCCAAATAGGACACTTTCACAGTTGAAGACTGCTTTGAAGAACAGAATTGACACAGGGGATGCAGACTAATGCTTGTCAAAGTTGGTGAAAAACTAGACCTGAATCTTCAGCTGGGGGAAGGTGAAATTGACCTTTTTCCAAGGGTTCACATTTATGATGATGCGGCTTCTGAAATAGCTGGTTCCCCTGTTGATTTGACCCATATTGCAAAGGGTCTTTACAGTGACAGCGGCTTGGTTGTTCCATCGGGAAGCACACATTTCAAAGCACAGCACATTGTTTTTTCAGATTCAGGTCATTTGATTGAAACAGACTATGATAGAAAAGTTGAAGTTTTTCAGATATATGTGGTCACGGTTGACATCCCAGGAATTGGGACAAATATTCTGGGATTTGTTCAGGAAGTTCCAAAACTTGTGGGATTTGTAAGGGATGGGCAAACCTTGATAGGCTTTGTGGGGGATGAAAAGATTGTTGGACAAGTAGAGGATTTTGAGCATATAATTCATCAAAATAATGATTTCAGTGAAATTACAGGAACAGTGGGGTGTTCAGTATGACAGACTTGAAACTTCCAGACATCAATCAAGGTGAAAGTAAAGAACTTGATGTGACGTTGCATAATGATCAAACCAAAGACCCTTTGGATTTGACACTAGCAACTGAAATCACATGTCTGTTCACACAGCAAAATGGTGCCTTTATCACCAAAAAGAAGACTGAAGGTGTCCTTGAAGTTGAGGTTGTTTCAGCAACACTTGGGAAGTTCAAAGTCAAACTTCTGAAAGCTGACACAAAACTTCTGAAAATCGACCTGAGACAGACCCTTTTTGTGGTGGTTGATTTCGGTGCTAATCCTGAAGACAAACGGGAAATTATTGACATCCCTGACAGTTACAATGTTATTGAATCGAAATTCAAAGACCTTATTTAGACTGCTTGCTGTGCTTGCAATCTTAATGGGTCTAATACTAACCTTTGAAGGGGGTTTGAAATGAAGAAATTGATGCTTGCAGTGATGCTGATGTCTGTCATGCTTGTCACACAGACTGTGTTTGGTGAAGAAGTTGCTGCACAGACTTCGGGCGGTTTCATGGCATGGATTCAAGGGACCATTGGATGGGTCATGCAGAATGGTGCAGGTCTTCTTCAGGCATGTGAAATGCTTGTAGGTGCATTGATTGGACTGCTGGGAGTCGCTGAAGTCATCACCAGGATGACAAAGACTGAAAAAGATGATGCATTCATTGAAAGAATGGGTGAAGGTGTCAAGAAAGCTGGAAGTGTTGTGAAGAAAGCAATGGACTTCCTGAAGGTTCCCAACAGACAAAAATAAATTTTCACTTTGGGTGATACGATGAATGAAGTGAAGTGGTTGAATTATCTCCTATATGCTGCACCTGCCTTATTGATGGGTGCAGCATATCTTTTTTACCGTCTATGGAAAAATGAAAAGGTCCGGACCAGGAAGCTGGAACAGGACAAGGAACTGCTTGAATACAAGCACACAGTGGGGAAAATGACTGATGAAGAACTTGCTTCTGATCTTGATTCTGACATTTAGTTTTTCAGCAACAGTTTCTGCTGAAGGCACCCACGCCATTTCCTTAAAGCTGGGGACACCTGCACCCTTTACAGGCTTCCTACTGTCACGGGAAAGGGCTGAACTGTGCAAGACTGACAGAAAGTGCTGTGCAGCAACCATGGTCTGTCCTGATCAGTCCATGTTCAGAAGCAATACTGCTATTGTGATTTATGTTGTTCTGGGTGTTGTCGCTGGGGGACTTGCAGCAAGGTCTTTCAGATAGGGAATTTCATAATACTGTCTAGTTTCAATTTCTTTTTCTTTATTTCTTCAAATTCCCATATTCGCTGCACTTTGAAATCAATATCATAGTATTTAATTATTTTTTCAAAATACAGCTTCTGTTTTTTCCTGAAGTTGAAGACTCTGTCATTCAGTATGCGTCCATCCCTATTAAATAGCCTGTGAAATCTGTCTTCTGTTAGAACTAGAACAATGTCAATGTCTAGCGCATGTTTTTTATTACTTATAAAGCTTCCAACTAGATAGACAGGGGAAAGGAATCTAATCGCTGTTTGATCTGCTGCAACTTTCAGAAGGTGCGTCACAGTTGAATATTTGCTATACCTCATTTCAACCCCCTATTCCATCAAATAACCCTACCTATTTGACCCAAATGTGCCCTTTGAAGAAGCCTTTTCAAGCTATTTATTGCGGTAATAAATCTGAAGGAATAAAAAATAAAATGCACCTGCTGCAAGAATAGTCATCCATGCTTTTCCTGTATCTGTCATAATCATTTCCCCTTCTCATTCCCTGTAGTCATCTAAGTCTTGATCAGTTGGCAGTCCTGAAACCCTGTCAACACTTCCCCATGAAACAAAACTGTGTTCAATTGAACAGGTCAGAAGCATTCCATTCAGGGGCTTGTAAACATTTTCCATGATGGTCTTGAAGTTTTCAATGTGGTGCAGTTCATCAGGTTCCATTTCAAAAACAAGTTCATCATGGACTTGAAGCAGCATCTTTGATTTCAATTTATTGTCAATCATATAGTCATCAATTCTGTTCATTGCAACTTTTATTACATCGGCACACCCACCTTGAATCAGGTGATTGATCATTATATATGATTTGTTCGGGTCTTTCAGTTGCAGCTTTCTTCCAAACCAATTCCGAATCCATCCCCTCTGAACAGACACCCTTTTGATTTGTTTCATCAGCTTTTCCACTCTGGGAAGCTTATTGAAATAAACCATCTTCAAACTGAAAGCCTGTTCAAATGTTTTCTTTAATTTGATTGCAAGTTTTTTTGTCCCCAGTCCATAAAGAATCCCGAATTGCAGGTGCTTTGCTGGTTGTCTTTGCATCCCAGTCAGGTCTGCTGCTGCTTGATGGACATCATGTCCTTCATTCACTTTCTTGATCAGTGCGTGTTCCCCTGCATAGTCCAGCAGCATTCTGAATTCTTGCTGGTCATAGTCGAGCATCACAAATAATTTCCCTTTCCTTGGGACAAAACATTTCCTGACATTAAATGGTTTTTTCTTGTCTTCATCTTCCCCTTCCTTTGGGACATTGTGCAGGGACGGTGATGACATTGACATTCTGCCTGTTTCAGTTCCAGACTGTCTGATATTTGAATGCAGGGTTTCCCCTGTTTTGTAATATAAAAAACTGGAGTAGTATGTATTTGCTCTTTTTTCTTTTCCCCTGATATCCAGAATCAGTTCAGCAAGTGGGTGTGTTGAAGCTTCCAGGGCTTCCTTGTTAAAGCTGGGGTTTCCCTTGTCGGTCAATTTGTAGGGTGCCCCTGTTTCATCCCATATTTCCCTGAATTCCTTGGAACTGTCCTTGAATTCTCTTCCTGTTCTTGCTTCAAAGTCATCTTTCAGCTGTTGAATTAATTCAAGTTCATGAAGAAGGGCTTTTTCTGTGTACTCAATATCAATTTGAATTCCTGCTTGCATCATTTTTGTGCAGGTTCTAACAAGTCTTTGTTCATTCTCCCACACTGGAAGCAGTTCTTCATCTTTTTGAAGTCTTCTAAGCTGGTGTTTCCCAAGTTTCAAATGAAGGTGTGTGTCCTGCTCACCATAGGGGTGGATAATTGGAAGTGGAACTTTGTCATAATGTTTCAGTTTGTTTTTCTTACTCTTCCCAGGTTGGATTTCGATTGTATAGGCTTTGTTTTCTTTTATCCATGCCTCAACAGCATCATCTTTTTTCTGCTTCAGGTGGATTCTTGCAAGGAATGCTAATTTGTAAGACATGAAGTTGTTTTTCAGAATCCTTTCACCCACTAATGAACACTGCACTTTTCCATCGACGGTCAGACCTTCAAGTGAAAGTTTCATCAGGTCAAATGGTGCATTGTGGATGAAGAATGTGCTGTCAGGATTTGAAAAAATGGGGTGGAGTTCCTTTATTAACGACCTTGGAAGATTAACGCTGGAATCTCCATCCCCATAGTCTAAAAAATTGAAGTAGTATGCTCCATTAGAATCAGCAATGATGATGGAAAAAAGCCTGTCTGTGTGTTTCAATCCTGTTGTTTCTGTGTCCAGACCATACTGACCTGTCATGGACAGAAGTTCAACTGTGGTCTTGAAGTTTTCCTTTGTGACAAGCATGGAATTTCCTCTGTGTGATGCCCACTGATTTTGCAATACTTTCAATGGATTCATCGACGGTGAAAGAATTTTTGTGTCCATAGTAGTGGATATCAGAAGTCAGTGCTTCATTTGATGTTTCCACAATTTCCTGAACTTTATTCAGGTTGATAAAAATTATTTTTCCATCCATCAGCTTTGATTCAATAAACATATCCACCTTCAATTAGAAATTAATATCATCATCTTTCAGAACATCCCCAACAGAAGCCCCTGATTCCTGTGTGTCAAGTTCTTCAGGGTCTTCAGTAATTTTCACAGTCCCCTGTGAAATAGGCTGGACCCACTTGAAAGCTTCATTGATTTCTTCAGGTGTCCCTTCTCTTTTCTGTTTCAAACACATGACCATATATGTGTTATCTTCCTTTGTCTGTCTTTCAATACTCAATTCAAGAACAGCACATGGTGGTGGAAGGTTTTTCATTGCAAGCTTAGTCATGATTGTCCCAAAGTTCTTTGCAGCAGGGAAAGAAGTTCTGCTGAATGAAATTATATAGGGGACAGCTTCCTTTTTCTCAATTTCTGAAGGGAGCAGACAAAACAAGTCCATGCACCTGTCACGCTGGAGAGTTATTCCGTCTGGAAGTTCTTCTCTCCATTCAAGATTAGAAGTTTCATCGGTCAGCGGGATTTTTCTGATGAATCTTCTTTCTCTTTTCTCGGTGGTTGACTCCTGTGGTAGAAGGTGAAATTCCCTGAAAAAATGGTTGTAATAAACTGGGACAAGTTCCAGCGGGTCATCAATTCCACCCACAAGCAGTCCATCAGGAAAGCTTCTGAGTTCCCCCACAATTGCTTTTCCTAGTCCCACAAGCGGTGACTGTCCCTGCATCACAAAGATTCTGGGAATGTAGATATCCCTTGATTGAATCTTTGGAAGGTTCCAGTTCCCAAGGTCAAGTGCATTAGGTGCAACTTCAATAGCTGCCCCTTCAGCACCCACAACTTCAGTCTTTTCTGTCATTTTGTTTTTCCTTTCTAAGCCGAACAGAGAATTTTTCTTTAGGTTCTTCAAGACCAGGAATGATTGGTTTTGATTTCCCAGCTGCTTCAGCTTTTTCATGTTCTTGTTTATAGAGGCTATTCAAACTTTTTGAGTCAATGCCTGTGTTTTCCCACATGACACCTGCACCTTTTCCTTTCAACCACTGCCAAAATTTGATTTTGTCTGGGATGGTCTTTGGTATCTTGACTGATGTTTCAGTCTTCAGTGACACTGTCCCAACACCTATCAAGCGGTGTTTTGCTATACTCATTTTCTGCAAGACCCTTAGAAGGTTTGCTTCCTTCTTTTCCACCAGATGAAATGCTTCAGTGCTGATTTTTTTCTTTTCATCGTAGTCTTCCCTTGTCTTCCTGAAGTCCCTGACAAGGTCATCAAGCTGTTTGGTGTCCACCTTGATTCCTGCTGCTTCATTGTATTTGTCAATCAGGCTCTGTTTCATTTCATATATCCAATAATTGCCACTTGGTAGGTAAATTTTTTGGGCGGCCATTCAAGATCAATACCTATTCTTTTCATTGTCGCTGTTACATCAACACCACAGGCTTCAGGTGTTGTGAGAATTTCTAAAGTGTTCCCGAACAGACCCCGACCATCAACAGCACGTTTGATTTTTTCTTTTAATTGTTTTCTAGCAGTCCCTTGCCAATAAAGACAGCATTCACATTGCTTCTGACTCCATTCAGGGTGGAGTTTTTTCATTTTGGCCACATGTTCACCGAAAGGAAATTTATTATAAACACACAGAACAGGCTTATCCTTATCAATAATGTCCCACAGTAATTTTGCATTAGGTGGGCACCTGTCTGCTTTTCCATAATTTGGACAACCTTTTTTATGTCCGTGATATGGCTTCAGGCATAGTCCCCTGACAGCATTGTTCAAGACTGGTACCACAGGGACTGCTTCCATTAAGTCCATTTGAATTCCCCACAATTAAATTTTTTGAAGTTTGCTTTCTACCATTTCCACAAGTTCAGTTAACTAGCACAGTGAAGACCTGTTGTCAATAAAAAAGTGGGGAACCTGAATCTTTGTTCAAGTTCCCCAACTTGTGGAAAAGGCAGTCAGGCAGGAAGCCTGAAAGCTTTCAAGAACACTATACTGGAAAAATATTAAAATCAAGCTTGAAAAAAATAAATTTTCAAGGTATTGGTGAATTCTTCCTTTGGAAAAGGCAAACAGAATAAAGACATGTTAAAAGGGGAATCCATGATTCAAGTATTGGGGTTAAGAAAGACCTATTCTGAGAAGAAACAGCAGGATGTGTCTTTTGAAACATTTTTTGAAAAAGGCTGGAGGTCGGATTCTGTCCCCAGCCTTTTTAAGAACATCGACGCTATATTGAAGAAAGTCCCAGAAAAAGAAAAATTTAATCTTTACTACACAGCAGCAATCTGTCTGGAAGAAACAGGCAGGAAATTTGTGTCACAGCAGATCATCCCATTTGATATTGATGGGATTGATGTTGAGAATAGAAAAGCATACGTTCCAATAGTCCTTTCGGTTTTGAAACTTGAAGAGAAGAAGACAGGTGTTGTGTTTTCAGGGAATGGTCTTCAAATAATTGTCGGGCTGAAAAAGCCCTTTACAAAGTTGACCCACTTTAAGGAATACCGCCCACATTATAAAGCGGTGTGTAGTAGAATTACAGCAGCACTGAAAAAAGCAGACCTGACAGGGGTTGCAGACCCTGCTGTGTGGTCACCTGCAAGGCTTTTAAGGCTTCCAAATACATTGAATATCAAACCAGGAAAGCCTGAAAGACTAGCAGAATTGATGCAGGGAAATATTGAACCATCAAATTTCAGTCTGACAGAATGCAGCAGGATTCCAATTATCAAGAAAGGTGAGCATATAACACCTGAACAGTTTGAAAAATATCCTGATTGTGATGACAAATCTGTTCTTGAAAGTTGCCTGTTCTTGAAGCACTGTAAGAGGGACCAGGATGAAGTGCATGAATCAATGTGGTATGCCCTTCTTTCAATACTGGGACGAATGAAGGAAGGAAGGAAGCTTGCACATACTTATTCCTGTGAACATCCATCCTACACAATAGAAGAAACCGATGAAAAACTGAATCATGCCCTTGATGCATCCGGACCCAGAACATGTAAGAACATTGAAGCAATGTGGGCTGGGTGTGAAGAGTGTCCAGAAAAAGGAAAAGTAAGATCACCTATACTGATCAGGGGTGAAGACTATATTGCAACCAGGAACACAGGGTTTCATTCTGTCAAATACACAGACAAAGGGAAAAGAGTTGGGAAACCTTGTTATGAGGATTTGAGAAGATACTTTGAATCATTGCATCCATATGTGACATACGGTGAAAGCAGGATTTGTTTTGTGTGGAATGGAAAGCACTGGGAATCTTTCAGTGATGTAGAACTGGAAGGCTTCAGTCAGGCACACTTCAAACCCACAGCAAACAATGCAATGTGCATGGAGTTCAGAAGCCTTGTGTGTAGAACAAACCTGAGAAGCACCAAATGGTTTCAGGAATCTGTAGAAAGAAAAATGAATTTCCAAAATGGTGTGCTTGACATAGACACAATGGAACTTCAACCACATTCAATCAAATACGGTTTCAGATACGTTTTACCATATGACTATGATGCAGAAGCGCAGTGTCCTAAGTTCATCAAATTTCTTCAGGAAGTAACTGGGGATGATGCAAATGTTATAAAAGTTTTGATGGAATTTGGGGGATATCTTTTCAGCAATGATGAATGCTGGACTGACAAAGCCATGATAATGACAGGTGAAGGTGCAAATGGAAAAAGCACCTTTATGAACGTACTAAGGGCAGCAGCAGGAAGAGACAACTATTCTTCATTGACTTTGGGGGAACTGAAGACAGAAACCAACAGGTATCAGCTTGATGGAAAGCTTTTCAACCTTGCAGAAGAAACACCGCACTATTCAATGACTGAATCATCATTATTCAAGAACCTTGTGACAGGTGGTGAAACACTTGTGAAACAGTTATATAAGCAACCCTACACAATTCAGAACAGGTGCAAGCTGATGTTTGCTTGCAATGAACTTCCTAAGTCAAGGGACACTACAAAGGGATTTTTCAGAAGGCTTCTGATTGTTCCCTTTACTCAGGAATTTGAGGGGAAGAAGTGTGACCCATTCCTGAAGGCAAAACTACTGGAAGAACTTCCAGGTGTGTTCAATCTTATTCTTGATGGGTATAAGAGACTGAAAGAACAGAAGGGATTCACAAAAAGTTCAAGCATCGACAAAGAAATAAGCAAATACCAGCTTGCAACAAATTCAGTTCAGGCTTGGTTTCTGGACATGGTGCATGTTGATGAAAAAATCAATGAAGATGCTTTCACACCAGTTCAGGCACTATATTCAAACTATAAATTTTTCACTGAAAGAAGGGGTGAAAAGCCTGAAACCATGATCACATTTGGGAAGAGAATAAAAAGGCTGATTCCCAAAATCCATGACAGGTATAAAAGGAAGCCTGTTGAGGGAAAAAAGACTGCTGTGATGTGTGGTGTCAGGGTTGACAATCTTCAAAACTTTTAAGGGGAATCATGAAGGAAATCCAACTGACAAAAGGGAAAGTTGCACTTGTGGATGCTGAAGACTTTGAAAAATTGTCCACATTGAACTGGTATGCTACATGGACCAGGCCTGAAGAAAAGGGTGGGAAATGTTATGCAAGGGCATGGGTAAAAGGGTCTACACGAAAAAAACGTAAATCAATTTACATGCACAGGTTCATAATGAAACCACCTAGGAACAAAGTGGTTGACCACATCAACGGTGAAAGCCTAGACTGTAGAAAATCAAATTTAAGGGTGATAACACAGATGGAAAACACAGAACATTGTAGGTTCAGAAAACGTCCTGACCCTGCTGAAGAAGTGTGGATTCCTTCAGATGATTAGAAAGGACAGACCATGAAGAATGAAAAAACGCATACACAGGGGAAGTGGGGGTTCAGGGGTTTCACAGTGTGCGGTGTCAGAGTCACAAAATACAATAAAGGAATTCTTGTGAAGGCTGAAGAAGAACCATCCTGTCAGAATTGTGTCAGGGTTATCCGTAGGGAAAATGGGGGGATGTACTAATGACCAGAAATGAATTCATGGAGGTTTGCCCACCTGACAAATATGGTCTTTTTTGGGCGGGTGACCCAGGAGATGCAACACAAAGGACTGGGTGTGTTCAGTACATCACCCAGCACACAGGGGAATGCACATCCAAGGACAGGGAACTGTTCAGGAAGGCACTTGAAACAGTGTTCAGCAGGGAATGTTTATTCATTAGGCACCCTGATGCAAAATATCCAAGGTTCCACTGGGGCTGGACTAAAATCTGGTGTACTGTCAAGGGCTGGTTTGGTGTTGAACCTAATGAACAACAGAAGGAAGAAGTTCCTGAAGTTGTATCAAGGGACAACCTAGTGACTTTGATTCTAGCTATGGACAGCAGGTATCATGGGCACATTGTCATGAAAATGCTTGGATATGCACTTGGATACCACATCAAAAGGCTGGGGTTCTGCCCTAATGTCACAGATTTTCTGCATCCCCAGCACTGGGGAATGTTTATCAGGTCTTTGGGCTGGTGGGTGTTCTATCCTGTCCTACTCTGCACAGATTTTTTTCTAGTGATTGCATGTGCTGCTGCAACCTACCAGGACAAGAATGAAACCAGTTCAAAGCTGAACCTGACTTTGCTTGTCCATCAGGCAGGTGAAAGACTTAAAACACCTTGGAACCCATTGATGAAATGGATTTTGAAAAAAATTGACCTTCAATATGCATGGGACTGGTATTTTCAGACATCTCCCATTGCACAGGGTATTGAAGGAACTGAACCACAGGGGAAAAAGATCAGGTTGAACAAACTTGTTTCCCCTTTACTAGAGGAATTAAGAAAATGAGTGAAAAACAAACAGAACCAATTGGAATCAAAGATCAATCTTCACCGGAGAATCAGAAGGAGGTTGACGCAGCAAGTGAATTGTTTGACAAAACAATGATGAACTTGAAATTCAATTCACCAAAGAACCATGAAATTCTAAAAAGAACTGACAATGACACACTTCGATTTGTTTTTATAATGGGCTTTGTTAAAGCAATGGAGGAAGTCAGGAAAAAGGAAAAGGGGACACTGCATTGGTTGCTAGAAAACATAATTAAGAGCAATGATCTAGAACTTCATATGGTCATGGAAGACATCACGCTGGGTGAAGACGTGATTGTTCAAGCAAAGTTGGATGATGTTCAGCGGATTATTAAACGGGTTCTGAAATAGTGATGTTTTGGCATAATGATTGAATAGACACATGTAAAAACACAAATATTCAAGGGAAAAGAGGTCAAACTGTGGATAAAAATGAAATTGTTGGACGAATTTTGGCAAATGTCATTGTTCAGGGGAAGTGGTTGCTTCATGGCTTTTCAGGTGGATTTGGATTATATGCAGGAATCTGGACAGCTTCAAAAATAATGGGGTGGTAGTATGTTCATTAGAATTAAAGAAAAAAGAATCAGGGTCAGTGAAATATCTGAGTACATTTTCAAAGAAACCACATCAAACTGGTTTTTTTCAATCAAAATGAAAGATGGGACCACGCATGATTATTATGACTACTTTGAAGAAGCAGCTGGAATTGTGGACATCCTAGATAATGATGAAGGGGAATAAAAATGCTGAGAAAAAAAATCAATAGATTCAGTTGGCAATACATCAAATATTTTTTCAAGGGAACCTTTTCAGGACTAGGGACCAGGTTCACAAAGTTTGTGAATTTGTGGTGGGGTGCCTTTGCTATCGGGTGGGGTTTGTTTGCTGGTGCCCATACTTACTACGGCATTAACAAACTTATTGGACGTTTGATGGGGGAATGACATGACCTATGTTGAATTTTCACATTTAAGCCCACTGGAACAAATTAGAACTTTAACAGCGATTATCCCAAATGACATCCATCAGCTAACTGATCGAATGGCGATAATCAATCTAATTACTAGGGTCACACTAGGTGATGCTGATTCAAACTTTCTTGATGATGTTCTGAAAGGTGCATTTGGGGAAGGAAAAGGGGAAAAAGAAAATGAAAGCTAAAATAATAAAAAGACCGCAGGGGAAAGAAGTTGTCATTCCACTTCATACATTCCAAACAGTATGGTTTTGTGTAGCTGTGACAATGTGTCTGTTGGGAATGGGTTTGGGTGCTGGGATTGCAGCATTCTTTGTCAAATAGGGGGATATAACATGAAGGAATTTTTTCAAACACACTGGAAAGATGCACTGATTTCATGGACAATACTTGTCATTGTCTGCTGTTATCTGTGGTATCAAACCAAAGAATTCAGGGGGTAACACAGTGTCAAACAAAGAAGAAAACACAGACGTTCAAGAGGATTCACAGTCAACAGAAAACCGATCAGACAAAGTGCTGGTTGAATTATCAGCACAGGAACTGGAACACATCCTGACCTGTATCAAGTACACTAGGAACAACATTTTCAAGATTGGGAACAAAAACTTTCTTTCAGACCTTGACAGACTGAATGATTCCCTGTTAAAGTCATCAGCTTGATTCTTCTGACAGGGATTCAAAGCAACCCAGAAAAGCCTTGACACTAGTTGTCAGGGCTTTTTTCTTGACTTTACTAATAACGGACATTTAGCCTTTCCTTGATGGGATATCTAAACAATTCAATAGATTTACAGCATTTCTTGCTTCAGAAACAGTCCAATAGGGGGGTTTTATGGGGAAGACTTACAGGAATAATTGTCTGAATTGCGGTGAATACTATGAAGGAAGGGGAAAATTCTTCTGCAAAACCAAATGTGTCACAGAGTGGAAAGATAAATTTGGGAATCTTCAAAATCTTGAAGAAATAGAGCTGGGGAAATTTGACCCAGAGTCATTCAGAAAAGCTGAAATTCAAAGAACCAAAGATGACTTGATAAAAAATGCCGAAAGAAAAGAACTGTCCCTTTTCAGAAAAGGACAGGCAATTTCAGAACTGGTTGCAGAGCAGATCAAAGCTGAAATTTATAGACTGCCAAAATTGAAACCACCCAGGAAACATCGAATAAAGAAACCCAGTGATAAAGCCATTGAAATTATGGCTCTTGTTTCCGATTGTCAGATAGGTGAAAAGGTCACAAGGAAAGACGTTGGTGGGCTGAATGAATATAATTTTGAAATCTTTAAGATTGAATTGCAAATCTGGAAAAATGAAGTCATAAGGTTCATTGACACACAGCTGCTGACCCAGCAGGTGCAGAAGATTGTCATTCCTTTCATCGGTGATATCGTGCAAGGGCATGACATTTTCAAGGGTCAGGCATATCATCTTGACCTTCATGTGATTCATCAACTGGTTCAGGGTGCAATGGAGTTTGCAAAGGTACTAGGTGAAATCAGTGAAACCTTTCCCCAGCTTTCAATTAATGTCCCAGGTGTGATGGGGAATCATGGAAGAATTGGAAGAAAGGGTGATGCACCCACTTCATGCAACTTTGATTATTTGTTTTATTTGTTCCTTGAAGAGAAGCTCCACAACTTCAAAGTTGAAAACGGTGGGAACATGAAATTTCAGTGGTCTGATGCATGGTTTCAGCTTTGGGATTCTTGCGGGTGGATTTTCTGCTTCCTGCATGGTGATGATGTTGGAAGGTGGATGGGTCTTCCTTACTACGGGGTTGACAGAGCAAAGGCAAAATATATGGAAATGCTGAACCAGTATTTCACATACTTTGTTATGGGTCATCACCACACAGAAGCCATTCTTCCAAGTGACAATGGGGAAAAAATCATCAATGGGAACTGGGTTGGGGGAAATTCAGGTTCAAAAATGTGGATGGGTTCCAATAATCCAAATCAATGGATTTTCACAATAAACAGAAAGTATGGAATACTACTGAGAGAAAAAATCTATTTGAAGACAAGGCATGACACAAAGCCCAAAATCAAGATTTATTCCTAATTCCGATTTGAAATAAACACCTTCATGGGTTAAGGTGGGAAGGAAATCATGGATTTGGAAAAAGCTGTGGGGAATTTGGTTGAAAGAACCTGCAAGTGTGGGTGTGGAATGAAATTCAAGGTACTACCAGAAAGTGAGAATGAGTATGTCTCAAGAAAACATGGTTGGAAAAGAAGAAAAAAGAACAGAATCAATCACCCTTGGGGGACAAGGGGGGAATACAAAAAGAAATAAATGTGGGGCAAAATGTGACGTATATTCAAGGGTTGTGGGATACCACAGACCGACCAGGAACTGGAATGCAGGAAAGCAATCAGAATTCAGTGACAGGGTTGAATATGGTCTTGACACTTCCATGAAAATGGATTAGTTCTTGAATAGTTAATTCTAATTATCAAATAACAGGGGGTACACTATGAAGCGTTTCAGTTTTCTTATGATTTCGGTTTTTTTGACAATGGTTCTGTTTTCGGTGACAGTCAGTGCTGCACCTACAGTCACAAGTTTGGGTTCACAGATGGTTCAGGAAGATTTCGGTCTTTTTGAGACAAAAGAAATCAGGTCTTCACAGTCTGATGCTCTTTTTGACATGGCATGTGCTACAACTGACACCACATACACCAACAGAAGCGGAAATGGAAACTGGAAGCTTGAACTGATAGACAGTGCTGGTTTTTCTGTTGATGTTGTTCAGCAAGTCCCAGGCGCGGGTCAAAGTTTTACAGGGGTTGCTTCCATTGTTTTAAGACCTGTTGCAACTGAAGGTGAAGAAGGGCTTTATTTTGAAGCTGATAAAAGTCTGATAATTTACAAAGTCAGTCCGACAAATTATGCCACTGGAAAAATCTTGATGTCTTCTTCAGGTGGTGGTGGAAGTTTCAGCGCTAAACAATACAAAGCACAGTGTGGGAATGAAGCTGCTGACCCTTACCAGGAAGTTGTTTACAGACATAAAGGGCATGTTCTGATCACAGTACCTTTCACAGTAACAAATCCTTAATTGGATTATTACTAGGTTTGGAATATATAAAGGTTGAAGATTATGAGTCTTCAGCCTTTTTTTATGCCTTGAGATTGGGTCTGTAAAGCTGGGGATGGGGTTCAGGTCTGTGTCTCTTTACTTTTAGAAAGATAATCTTTGTAGGTCAGGGGCTTTGGACAAGGAACAACTGGTTTTGGGTAATAAATAGGGGCTGTCCTAATTCCATACTTAGCACCCAGCGTGATAATATATCCCAGATCACACTTCCATCTATTTTTTCCAAGGCGGTGCAGTGCTTTGCAGTCAGAATGTTTGTTTTTACAGAATCTTTTTACATATCCCATGATTTCAGTCTTTCCCTTTCTTTGTCTCACATACACCACATTTCCCAAATTCAGAGCAGTGCCTTTTTATGTCATAAGGGCATTGGTACAATCCAAATTCATTGGGTTTATTGTCAGGGACTGCGCCGAAAGAAAAAACCCCTTGATTTGGGTCTGCCTTTTCAGGTTCAAAATAATTGGACACCCTGCCTGTTAAGTCTCCGATGATGTCATCAATTGCGATTTTCTCATTATTAGAAGTGATGCTTTTATGTTGTAAAGCTTCCAACAGTTTAACAATCACATCAGTCTGAGTGTTGCTCTTTTCAATCAGTTGATTGATTTTTTCCCTATAAATCAAAGTTTGAAAATGCATCAGGTCAACGTCATGCCTGATCTTTGGTGGTGGATTTTCACCATGAATTGTCTGCACATAGTCTGCACCTGCTTCAAGTATTTTTTCAGCGTCCAGTAGATTGATTGGGTGGGTTGGTTTCTTCATGATTCCCCTTTTTCAGATTTGACATGTTGCAGACTGTTCTGAATACAGAATTCAACTGTGTCTGCTTGGTTAAGTCCCAAGTGGTGCTGTAGTTCCTTCAAAGCTTGAATTGTAGCTGGGGACAGTCGAGTGTTGAACTGCTTCTTCACAATTGTTTTTCCATCTTTCCACTTTTTAGCTTCCTGTTTGATGTTCATCAGGATTCCTTTCAATAGGTGAATTCCCACTGTTCCCCACTGTTATTTCTATGAATTGCCTGTAATTCACACAAAGAACCCCTAATCCAAAACATAGAGCCATGACTTTTAGTAATAGTCCCTTTTTTAATTTCAAAGGGACCGCATGTGTGGAAGCCGTCTGATAGGGTGTATGTAAATGTATAACTTTTCATTAGTACAGTCCTTTCGGTGGTTCACTGTCTCCGTAACAAGTCCCACAAGTTGGACATCTCCAATAGTGATACTGAACATCATATTTGTGTTTACAGTGGAAACATTTCACAATTTCTTTCTTCATTTTCCCCCCTTTGAAGGAATGTGTGAAAGTATGTGTGCAATGACAGGGACAGTCCAACCGTTTCCTATCGCTTTATATCTTTGTGTTTTGCTGATGCCTTCAGTGTAATTGTCAGGGATTCCCTGAAGTCTTTCACATTCAACAGGGTGGAAATATCTGATACAGTCCCAGTCCTTCAGGACACTATAGGGGACACCTTTGAAGAAATTTGCAACTATTGCCCTTGATTTTCCATCAAGCACATCGGAATGATGCTGAAAGTCCCAGTGGTTCCTTCCATCCTTTGTGCATCTATCCATGTATTTCATTGCTTTGTCTGAAAGAAGCAGGTGTTCCTTTGAAAGTGATGCTGTGATGCATCCGGTTTTTTCATCGGTTCTGGGAATCATTTCCTTTGCTCGTCTAGGACAGAAATCCTTTCCTGTACGTTTTTTATATTCCTTTCTGATTCGCTTTGCTTCTTCAGTTCTTCTTTCGGTGTATGTCACAGGAAGTCCATCTTGCAGGATGATGTCACCTAACAAAATATTTTTATCTTCGGGCTGTGTAATATTTGGAATGTTTGTCCAGTACAGTCTTTTTCGGTGCTGCGCTGTCAGTAGTGATGAATTTATTGTAATAGGTTCAACACCCAGCAATTTTGTGATTTCTGCTTCAATAGTTTTCTTCATCATGACATTTTCGAACAGGAACCAGGTGGGCTTCCTGTCTTCCAAACAATGGAGAAAGTCAAAGAACAGCTGTGACCTTGGGTCTTCAAAGTTCAGTCCCTTCCCAGCAATGGAAAAGCCTTGACATGGTGAACCACCCATTAACAAATCAATATTATTCAAATCCCAGTCTTTGTGATTCTTGACATTGCCTAGTCTGATGATTTGTTTGAAATTTTTCCTGCTGACCTGTTCTGCAAATTTATCAATTTCAGAAGCATAGTAAAAATTATCAGCATAGTAGTCAAAATGGAACCCTACTTGATTCAGTGCAAGCATCCCACAGGAAATCCCGTCAAACAGACTTAGAACATTCATTGAAACCACCTTTTCCACAGGTTTGATTATCAAAAAATGATATACACTAGAAAAAACATTCTGTCAACGGGGAATTTTAGATTTTATTATCCTTTTCATTCCACTTGACCAGGGCACCACAATGCCCACAGTCATTGATCTTCTTCAGGTCTGTTGCTTGGATGTAGAAACCATGCCAACAGCAAGGACAGTGCATTTCAACTGCGGGGTTCATCAGTTCCCCTTCATACAGTTTCCTGATGTTGAAATTGTAAAATGACCCGCTAATTTTTTTCATGTCTACAATCTTTTTCTTTGCTGATAGCTGTGTGGGAAAAATATGTTCAGTTGACTTTCCAGAGTTTACATCAACGTATGACACTAGATATTTCATGACATCCACCTTTCATTCACAATTTCTTCAAGTTGTTCATTATACTTCCTTAGAATGTATATTTTGACATCAGGGGTGAATACTCCCTTGATTGTTCTGAATTCACCAGCACTGTCACCTTTCAGCCTATATATTGTTTTGGTCTTGCAGTGTTTTTTCAGCCATTTTGTATTTATAGAGTCATTAACAAGATCAGAAACAAACCATTGCGGGTCAATGTTCAAAGGTGTTTCATTAAACATTCTCATTGGAAGTCCTGCAATAAATTGTTCTAGTGCTACAGCTTCTGAATTATTTTTGACTGTGTCCACCCACTGAATCTGCACATCACCACCTGAAGCATCATCAATCAGGAATGCAATCCTTTTCTTTTCACGGTAAAGAGTAGCATTGAACCCAGTTCCTTCCATTCCAGTGAAGGTTTTGATGTTCTTTATTGAATAAGGGTGGGGTGGGTATTTAGTCGAATATTCATCATAGATGCAGTTGCTGCACATGGGTTCAGGTTTCCAATTGTTTGTCCAGTTGTGGGGAATTCCTTCATACTCCCTGTTACAAGTGAAGCATGTGAAAATGTTGTCTGGTGCGGTGTTTAATTTAGGCATAAAACCACCCTTTCTATAAAAAAGCAAATTAGATTGGGATACACTATTTGATATAGGGTGAAAGAAAATAATCTTCACCATTATAATTGATTGCAGGAATCCAAGTCCCAATAATTCCTGAAGGAAAGTCCATTTCGATTCTGATTCTGGTCTTTTTGATTTCAACTATTTCAAAATATCTATATGCTTGATTATTGAATATTTGTAACAAAGGTTTTCCACCTATTGCAGTAGGTGTTGGGACAGACCTGAATTCAAAGTGGGGAACAGGATATCTTTTCAGGGGTTTCCTTTCCCTGTTCCTTTTCACACTACAGGCATAATGATAAATTTCAGCTGCTGCGCTTGCAGGGATTCTTTTTCTTGTCTGCTGATCAAAACAAACCTTCAGAGCATCAGCAGTTGTGATGGTTGCGGTAAACCCATTAGGCATGGTGATGTAAACCTGCATAAAAACCACCTTTCCCATAAAAAAAAGCAAATTAGATTAGAATACATTATAGAATTCGCTCTGTCTAGGTCTAATTATAAGCACATTCGAATTTTTCAAGCACTGAGGGGTTCAGGATAATGAATTGATGAACTTTTTCATAAAGTTCCTTAGTTTCAAGGACAGGGTGCAGTGAATTTGCACTTTCAAAATCAAGTTCAAATATATCCCTGATTGCAGTAGAGTTTGCATACCAAAGATTTAATTTTTTTTCCATCATTTCTTCAAGCATCAGAACCCCCAATATGTCTAATAATTTACAGTTTCTATGATGTCCATTTCACCTTCAACTTCATCAAGCCTATCAGCAAATCTGTCTGCATTTTCATAGTCAACACCATCTTCAGTGACTTCTTCCTTTGCTATCTCCTGCCTTCTGTGCATTGCTTCAGCCTCTGTATTAAAGATCAATGCCCACTTTTCCCTTCTGGACTTCTCAACACCTGTTAGAATCCATTTGCTTACTTTTACTTTAGGGTTCAAAAATTCAATTGCATCCATTACAGATTGATTTTTCTGCTTCTTAACATCATTTACACAATTAATGCAGACATCAGACCCACATTGACCACTGGTGACTTCAATTGCATCAGTATAGAACCATCCACCACACACATCACATTTGTAATACATGCTTGAATTTGCTATTTCTGAGGGTGCCTGACCTTCCCTTATTAATTTCATGTAGTCTTCACCAATGTCTTTCATGACCTGTTTCAAATTCATTCTTATTGCTTTCATTTGATTTCCCCTTTGTTCATTGCTTATTGTCCTTTAACTATAACATGGTATATCTCATTTGTCAAGCATAAAATGCTATACACTCATATTGTTACATTGCCGTTACATTGTTGATTCATAAATAATGGTCATATACCTCATTTTCACCAATGGACACAGAATGGACAAGGAATGGACATGGAATTTTCAATTTCGTGTCCGGTGAATCCCCAATAAAACCACCAGGTTGGAAGCATCTGGACACAGAATCATAAAATAACTCTATAACTTAAAATATAGTATATTAATAATATATATAGAGAGGGGCAATAAAGGAAAATCCCACAGAAAACTTTTCACCTTTTTTCGTGATTCCATGTCCAGAATGGCGCAAACGAGTGTTTTCACTGGGGATATCGTGGACAACATGCTGCGTCATTTGGTGTCCATTCCGTGTCCAGGGGGTTAAGTACATAATTTAACTCAAAAAAGCCTGTCCCCATGTCCTTTATTTATGAAACCCCTTGTATTGCTTGATTCTCCATGTTATTGCACAAAGAAAGGGGAAGTTGCATGTCCATGACTATGTCAATTGAATCCGATTTGAAGAAAGTCCCAGTTCTGTTGACAAAGCAGAATGAAAAAGCAGTTGTTCGGGCAGCAAGGAAGTCAATGAACAAAGGCTTGACTGAAATGCACAGAACACTTCTGAAGGAAGTTCAAAAAGTCAGAGCAATGAAGCTTTCTACTCTCAAGAAAAAATACACAGAAAAATCAAGGGTCAAAGGAAGCAAGCTGGAAAAGCTTGAAGGTGTCCTGAAGGTGGATAAACGCCCTATCAGCATGATTCACTTTGTTCAGGGTTCAAAAAGACCGGATAAGCAGAAAAATAAACTTCCTTCTGAAAGAAGAAAGCTGAAGGTCAAGCTTTCCAAGGGAAGATCGAAAAATATGAAGGGTGCATTCATAGCAAGGGTCAAGGCTGGGAAGGGTGTTCAGAAGACAAGACTTCATGTGTTCAGAAGGTCTTCTAAGGCAGTCCCCAAGGAAGTATCAGGCAGAAGGAAGGGGTGGAAGCGCAAGACCCACCTTCCTATCATCAGGCATAGTGTGTCGGGCTTGGGTAAGCTGTGGGAGAAGGACAGTGTCAGTGAACCAGTCATTAAAGCTGGAGTGGATAAGCATCAGGCAGTGTTCACTGTAGCACTACAGGAAGAACTGAAGAAGGTGAAGCTATGACACATCATCTGTTTGGGGTGCCTATATGGTGCTGTAGTATGCTATCTATTACACCCACTTTAAAAGCAATTGCCTATCCTGCTGTAATTAATCATCTATTATGTCCACATATCAACCTATTAACACAGTATATCATTGTATATATAGTACACATTAATAGTAATTACTTAACACATATCATACCATGCAATCACTCATTGTCTAAAGGGGTGGTATCATTAGCTTATTACAAATCAATAAAGATTAATCAGATTAATAACTTATATTACGATGCTAAGTATGTGATAGTAGGGGTGTATAGGTTCTTTCGGCCTTTACAGACAGGCGGGGTGCAAACT